TACCAGTCGTGGTTGCGTAGCATTTCAATCAGTTTTTCCATCTTCATCCTCCACAAACTTAGCGAGCTTTTGCTGAATACTCGTCCACCGAGCTTTCAGCTCGGCTTCTTCGTCTTTGTTGTAGCACTTGAACCAGAAGCAGGTGCCGATTAGCCCGTTGACGCGAGGATCGTCGGAGCTGCTACGCATAAGCGTAGACAGCATCTCGATCTCTTCGTTGGTGAGCTGAAGGTATTGGGTTTTAAGTAGGGTCATCACGCCACCTCCTGAACTGGTTCGATGTAAGGGTTGACCAATGTGCGCCGCAGCTCACGATAGATCGTCTTGAACGCATCGCCGTGCGGTTTATGGAAAGTGTTCCTGAGATAGCGGGTGTACAGCCCGTACTTCATTTGGATGTGGTGTGCTACCTCATGGGCGACCAAGCACTTGAGCAGCAGCTCACGGTCATCGCAGTCGATGATGTTGCCGATCACTGGGTCATCAGCAAACGAGCGGTACTCAGTGAACGAGGTTAAGCCTCGGCGATATTCACCCATGTCGATGCAGATGTGAGTATCGGAGCCGTAGCTAGACTGACTGCGATACTTAGTCCGCACCTGAAGCCGCTTGAGAGCTTCGGTATACACGACAGGCTTGCCTTGATACTCGACCTCATATTGCTTCTTGCAGATTTCTTTTAAGCACTGCTTGGCAAACTTCACGACGAGCTTGTGCTCGTCTGGTGTCACGTTTGGGCCGCGCTTTGATTTGATTTCGGAACTCATCACGTTCTCCTTAAAAAATTGCTAGTCCGCTCTGGTCGCTGTAAAAGCGCATGACCTTGGGCTTGTAACCTTCGGCCTCGAACCTAACGCGCGAAAAATATTGACCACGCGACCACATCGGCTTGATTTCCCAAGCGGCAGAAAATTTGACATTGGGGTTACGACGCTTGAACAGTCTTTTAGCAATCGCCAAAGTCGGTTTTTTGATTTCGGAACTCATCACGTTCTCCGTTGTTGGTTTCCAACAGCTTACCACATGCCGTGCCCATATGCAAACACCTACACAAAAGAATTTATTCAAATAAAGTGTTGCACATCGACACGGATGCCATTAAGATGCAATTTCACTTACAGGAGAAATGTGATGACCGATAACGTAATTGTGACCCAAGCCGCTAAACGCTTTACCCTTGAGCTTAACAAGTTCGCGCAGCAGCACGATCTACAGCCTTGCGAGGCTATGTTGCTGCCGGGCCTGTTTCGCAAAGCCGCGAAAGTGGTTGACCAAGCGGTTCTTCGTTTTACTGAGAACGCTTTTGAAAATGAAGAGTTGGGTTTCTTTCTTGCGGCGCAGGCTCGTAAGCTAGGCGCGACGGATGAAGCGAAAAAGCTTTGGGAAGAATACTTGCAGGAGGGCGCAGCATGAGCGCCCAAGCAAAGAAAGTTTTCTACAACCGAGTGCGCCGCACTTGCCTGAAGCACAACATCGACATCGTGTACGATGGGATGCCCAAGGCGGTGTACGGCGTCGAGTTGGTCAAAGACGGTCAGGTGATGTTTGCTGACCGTAGTACCGATAACATGCCGTTGGACATAAACTGGCAGCGGCTGCATGAAGAGATGACTGACTATGGCTACAAAGGCGGTGTGAAATGAGCGGCAACCCACTGAAGCAAATCAACAATATCTACGGCTACGTCCGCGTATCTACAGACGAGCAGGTCAAGTCTGGCATCTCACTGGAGACGCAGAAGCAGCAGATCAGTGAGTTTGTGCGTGAAAAGTACAACCGTGAGGTGACCGAGTTCTTTGCGGATGAAGGCATCTCTGGCACCCATGCGGTGCTAGATCGACCCGCTAGTCGCGACATGACCGACGTGATCGATGAGCATGACGTGGTGATCTGCACTCGGCTTGACCGATTGAGCCGCTCCAGCTCTGACCTTCTTGGCCTGATACCTGTTCTGCAAGACATTGGTATCACGCTGTACTTCTGCGAGCAGTTTGGCGAGATGCCGATTGTCTATCCAGATGCCGCCAAGTCTAAGGGCTTGGATGCCAAGTTTGATATGAACTCTATGGCCAATCAGATTATGCTTATGGTCTTGAGCGCGGTTGCTGAGATCGAACACGCGACCATCAAGGATCGCTTTGCCGCAGGCAAGCTTGACTGGGCATCTCGCGGCTACGCCATTGGCGGATCTGCGCCATACGGCTTTCGTCATGTTGAGGTGAAGACGGGTAGTAAGACGCGCAAGTATCTCGAAGAGGTGCCTGAAGAACAGGCGGTTCTGAAATCAATCTATCGCCTTCATAAGCGTGGCCTTGGCGCTCGCAAGATTGCCAAGCAGGTAAACAGCTTGCACGACATACCTCCGCTCACGCATTCCAAGGTGCAGCGCATCCTTAGCCGCAAATTTCAGGGTGTCCCTAACGCTGCATAGGCTCTATCATGGTGACTTAATTGGAGGTCACTATGACGGCTTTAGAGGATATTGAAGAGGCCATCGAGACGATGGAGGCTTCGCTTGCGACAGATTTCATGACGAATGCGGTGCGCGACATCATGAGCACTGCGGTTCAGCGTCTGAAAGATGCCAAAGAAAAGTTGACTGACTGATGTCTCAAGAAGGTTGGGGTCGCGGTACATGGGGGTTGGGTGCTTGGGGCACTCCGCTCTTTATTGATGTAACGCCTGATGGACAGCAGGCGACTGCTGCTGTGGGCGCGGTCACCATCGACGGTGAGGCAAATGTACCGCTCACTGGCTTAGCGATCACATCTGGCATCGGCGCGGTCACTGTCATTGCAGAGGCTAATGTCACCCCGACAGGTCAGGCGATCACATCAGGCGTTGGCGCTGTTACGGTTGACGCGGAGGCGAATGTTCCCGTCACTGGCCAAGCAATCACATCGAGCGTCGGCTCTATCGAGGTCGTGGCTCGCGCTATCGTGCAGGTCACGGGTCAGTCGATCACGTCAGGACTCGGTGCGCCGACAGTCGATGCAGAGGCTAATGTTACGCTCACAGGTCAGGGCATTGCATCTGGGCTAGGAACCGTAACAGCCAGAACGGTTAACAATGTTTTTGTTGACGGCCAGCAGATAAACTCGGCCATCGGTGACGTGAGCACGGTTGCGGGTGCCATTGTGCAGCTCACAGGCTTGTCAATGGTTGCAAGCGTCGGTGATATTCTGGTATGGGGTGAGATAGACACCAACCAAGACCCGTCCTACAATCCAATCAGCACAACCCAATCTGCGGGTTATTCGGCTGTCGATACTAGCCAGTCCGCAGGGTATGGAGACATAAGCACAACTCAATCTGCGGGTTACTCGACTGTTGATACCAGTCAATCCGCAGGATACGAAGAAATCAAAGCAGGCCGAGATGCCGCATAAACAGGTGATCAAATGGTAAGTTACGTTAATGACCTTCGCTTGTCCGAATTGGCCACTGGGGAAGGCTCCGGGACATGGGGCACGACCACAAACACCAACCTAGAACTGATTGGTGAAGCTCTTGGATACGCGACTGAACAGTCTTTTGGTTCAGATGCAGACGCCACCACCACGGTTGGCGACGGTGTTTCTGATCCCGCTCGCGCCATGTATTTCAAGGTCACATCCGCAGTCAGTCTGACGGCTACTAGAACTCTTACCATTGCGCCAAACACCGTTTCTCGCGTGATGTTCATCGAGAATGCGACCAGCGGCTCTCAGTCTATCGCTATCAGCCAAGGCTCTGGCGCGAATGTGACGATTGCGACGGGCAAAACTGCGATTGTTTATTTAGACGGCGCAGGATCTGGTGCGGCGGTAGTTGACGCTATGGCTGGGGTTGACCCTGGTGTGACGGATACGCTGGCGGAAGTTCTGGTTGCAGGTAACACCACTGGCGGCACAAGCATGGTGATTTCGTCTGGCGATGATGTCACTTTTACAGGCGCTTCAGCGAACATCGTTTTTGATAGTTCCGACTCTGCGCTTGAGTTTGCCGACAACGCGAAGGCTATTTTTGGCAGTGGCAGCGACCTACAGATTTATCATACGCCAACGGGCAATCATTCAATTATTGCTGAATCAGGTGCTGGCAACCTTATTCTTGCCGCAGATAACCTTGAAATAAATAATGCCGCAAACAATGCAAACAAAATAGTAGCTACGACTGGCGGTGCGGTAACCCTTTTCCATAACAACGCAGCCAAAATAGCCACCACCTCCACAGGCATAGACGTAACGGGTACTGTGACTGCTGATGGTTTGACTGTTGATACTGACACGCTTGTTGTTGACGCAGCTAATAATCGCGTCGGTATTGGCACTAGCAGTCCGGGAACACCTCTTGACGTTGCGGGTGGCATAAGAAGCATTGATTCTAGCGGAAATCCAGTATTTTATTTAAATAATGGCACAACTCAACATGCTTTAATAAACGATTCAAATAATTTTGTATTTCAGAATGCTGGCATAGAACGCATGCGTATTTCTAACGGTGGCAACGTCGGGATTGGTACTAGCAGTCCGTCACAAGAGCTTCATCTAAGACAAAGCTCTGGTGATTGCAACTTGTTAATTGACTCTGCAAACGGCGCATCTCAAATATTCTTTGGCGATGACGAGTCTGTAAACGTAGGTAAAATTGGCTACAACCACGCTTCTAATTTTATGGCGTTTAGTGCTAACGGCACAGAAGCCATGCGCATCGACTCAAGCGGCAATGTTGACATTGGTTCAAACGCAACAGCGTCAGCAGGAGCATCAAAGCAATTACTGAGTTTGGTCAATCCAAGCGGTACTACAAGCACAGCCGCACGTCTTTGGATGTCAGGAACCAATGCAACAACTCGTGGAACCTACATAGAAGCAGAGGTTCAAAGCGCAGGTAACGACCACGACCTAATCTTTGCTACATCTGCATCAGGCGCTACGCCAGCAGAAGCCATGCGCATCGACTCAAGCGGCTTCGTCGGTATTGGTACTAGCAGTCCAGAAAGCGGTTTGCACTTATTTGATGGTACTAATGTACGCGCACCGCAAAATGCAAATAGAAAAGCAACTTTAACTATTGAAGCAGGGTCAGAAGGTTCTGCTGATATACAAATGTTAAATGCTTCATACAATCACATATTTTTTGGTGACGCCGCTGATGCAAATGTAGGTTATTTTTTATATGACCATACAAACAACAGTATGCAATTTGCAACAAACGCCGCAGAACGCATGCGCATTGACTCTAGCGGACAGGTCGGTATTGGTACTAGCAGTCCTACCGCTCTTTTTGATGCAAGAGCGGCATCTACCGGCCTTGTTGCGAATTTTAGAGGCGGCGCATCTAATCGCAATCTTCAAATAAGTAGCTTTGACGTAGGCGCTAACATTAACGCTGGGTATCAGCTTAATTCTACTTCTGGCACTGGTGCTTTAAGTTTTGCTGTTGGAGGCACTGACGCTGCATACATCGATTCAACCGGGAATGTCGGTATTGGTACTACCAGTCCAAGTAAAGAACTACACGTTATGGGTGCATCGGCTCCAGAAATACGTTTACAAAATACAAGCAATAACTACGCTTTAGACTTAAAGGTAAACAACACTGTTGGTGAAGTAAAAGCATCTTCTGACTTAGCGTTTTTGCCGGGCGGCTCCGAAGCCATGCGCCTCGATGCAAGCGGCAACTTGTTGGTTGGGAAGACTTCTTCTGGATTAAACACAGCAGGCTTTGAAGTAGCTTCTAGTGGTCGCACAAGGCTTACACGAGACTCAGCTAATGTCGTCGAGATAAACCGCAAAACTGATGATGGGTCTTTAGTTACCTTCAGCAAAGACGGCTCCGCAGTCGGTAGTATTGGTACTAGAGGCAGCGATGTTTATTTAGAAACAGGTGACACTGGCATACGAATGTATGACCAATCTGATGCAATTATCCCCGTTGGCTCTGCTGGCGTTTCTAGAGATGCGGCTATTGATTTAGGTATATCTAATATACGCTTCAAAGACCTTTACCTGTCAGGCTCTGTTTTAATAAACGCGGCTGTTCCTCGTGTCACGCTCACTGATACAGACGGGACAAACACTATAGGAGACATACGCCAAGTTAGTGATGCGATAGTAATTAAGTCTAGGAATAACACATCTAACGGCGTTATTAAGTTTAGTGGAGACAACGGAACAACAGAAAGTGAGTACGCTAGGTTTAATGCCTCTGGCAATCTTTTGGTGGGGACTACTTCTACAACGCCTGCGTTTAATTCAACTGGGTCTGGCATTGCTTTGAAAAGCGGTGAGTCTGCGATTAGTGCTGACAATACTATTGGCTTAATAATTAATAGAAATACAAGTGATGGAACGATTCAGCAGTTCCGAAAGTCAGGCACAGAAGTCGGTAGTATTGGTACAGGCAGTGACGACCTTTACATTGGCACTGGCGACACAACGATACGTTTCGCAGATGGCAATGACGCGATTATTCCAAGAGGGACTGCTGGAGCTGCTAGAGACGGTGCTATTGATTTAGGTCTTTCAAACAACCGCTTCAAAGACATCTACGCCACCAATGGCACAATCCAAACCTCTGACCGCAACGAGAAGCAAGACATTGAAGTCCTGTCTGATGCAGAGCAGCGTGTGGCTGTAGCAGCTAAAGGCTTGCTACGCAAGTTCCGCTGGATTAGCAGCGTAGAAGAAAACGGTGACGACGCACGTATTCACTTTGGCATTATTGCACAAGACCTACAAGCAGCATTTGAGGCAGAAGGCTTAGACGCTGGACGCTATGCAATGTTTATATCAAGCACATGGACTGATGACGATGGTAACGAGCAGACACGCTTAGGTGTGCGCTACTCTGAACTTCTCGCTTTCATCATCTCAGCAATTTAACTAGGAGAAAACTAATGGCTACATGGACTATTGCAACTTTAGAACGAGACTTGCAAGGCGACCTAGCGGGAGGCGTTATCGTTGCCCACTGGCGGGTCACTGAAGAAGAAACTGTGGGTACTGGAGATGACGCTGTGACTTACACTGCTTCATCCTACGGAACTTGTGGGTTTACCCCAGACCCCTCCTCCCCTGATTACATTGCATACGATGACCTAACGGAAGCTGATGTCATTGGCTGGTGTCAGGGTGAGTTAGACGTTGAGGCTATTGAAGCTGCGCTGACTGCTAACATTAATGAGCAGAAGAACCCTACAACTGCTGACGGAGTACCTTGGTAATGAGCGAACAACAAACAATTACTATCGACAATGAAGAGCATAACGTGTCAGATCTGACCGTCGAGACCCAGATGCACGTTGCCCGTGTCGCTGAGATTCGCCAAGAAATCGCACGTTTGCAAATGCAGATCAACGAGCGTCAAGTTGTGCTGAATGCTTACGGTGACGCTATCGTCAATGCAGTTAAGCCTGCTGAAGATGAAGAGCCAGAAGCAGAAGTGGTGCAGTAATGGACTTGCTTACTCTAGTTACCACGGTCACGACGATTGTCACAATCGCATCGTTAATTGCTGCAATCACCCCGACACCGAAAGATGATGAGTGGATTGCGAAGCTGTATCGCTTCATTGATCTGCTCGCTATCAACATCGGTAAGGCAAAAGACAAATGACGCCGACTGAGAAAGCCATAGCGCAAATTGAAGCGCATGAGCGTGAATGCGCCATTCGGTATGAGGGTATCGAAAAGCGTCTCGACTCTGGTAGCAAACGGTTTGACCGACTTGAAATGATGATCTGGGGCGTTTATGTGACGGTGATTGTCGCGGTGGCTCTGCCACAGTTTATGGGCGGCTGAACGTGATTGGCGAGATCGCTGCGATTGTAGCTGGCGTAAATGCGGCTACCAGTGCGATCAAGCGGGTCGCTGAAACGACCAATGACATCCAGTCGATCTCTGGCTTTCTGTCTTCGTTAGGCGGTGCCGAAGTAGAGCTACAACGCGCTCAGAACGAGGGCAAGCTGTCAGAGGCTGATGCTGTGAAAGCGGCGTTGGCAAAGAAGCAGATCCAAGAAACCATGAAGGAAATCAAGGATCTGTTTACCGTCTCTGGGAACGGACAGTTATACCAAGAAGCTATGACTGCTATGGCGGAAGCTAGGAAGGCTAAACAACTAGAGTTAGCTAAAGCAGCAGCGCGAAAGAAACAGTTTTGGAAAGAAGTTAAAGAAATTGCAGCGGTAGTCGGCGTAATAATTTTTCTTTTACCGATGACACTGGCACTGTTGCTAGGTTGGTTAACAAGGTAATGATGGCGTTTCTGCTAGTAGTAGTGATAAACGGTGAGCCGATAGCAGATCAGTTTTACTTTCGAGACGTTACCCGATGTAACACGTTTGCGTACTACGTCAGTACCGGCAAGACTAAGATAAACAACCGCTACCAGATGCAAGAAAACATAACGGCTTACTGTATACCGAAACGAGTGCCAGCCAACACAAAGACGTGGGATTAGATTATGAGCAGAGAAATTTCATCAATCAGTCGCGTAGGCACTACCGAGCCTTTCGAGCTTCAGATTGCTAGAGGGCAAGTAGCTTGGCATTTCCCGCTTTTTAAGTTTGGTAATAATGCTGAAGTTTCTGATAGCTTAGAAACAGTATGGTCTGAGGGTGGCCTTTATAGTTATTTAACTTCCGCAACCGTCCTTAAAGTTTCTAGTTCCTCGACAGATGATACTTCTGCTGGAACTGGAGCAAGGACGGTTCAGTTGTATGGCCTTGATGGTGATTATAACGAAATAAACGAAATCGTAACCCTGAACGGGCAAACCGCAGTCAACACAACACAATCGTTTTTGAGAATTAATCGACTCATTGTTCGCTCTGCGGGTTCAGGGGGCGCAAATGCTGGGGTTATTTACGCGGGTACAGGCACGGTCACGACAGGGGTTCCTGCAAATGTATACGCAAGCATTAATGGAATTACTGGTTCAAACCAGAGTTTTATGGCTCTCTGGACAGTACCTGCGAATCACACAGCGTATATGCTTCAGTACGATATATCGAATGGAACTACTTCCAATACCCCTGCGGTATGCAAATTAATTTTGTCGGTCAGACCGTTTGGGGAAGTATTCCAGTCAAAGGACGTTAAGTCTTTGACAACAGGTATGCACATCGAAGAAACCTTTGCGGTTCCGTTAAAATTTACAGAGAAGTCAGATATCGAAGTAAGGGCACTATCTTCATCTAATTCTGTCACTTTCGACATTTCCGCAGCTTTTGAAATTATCTACATACGAAACGGTGATTCCTTATGAGTGCAAAACGGCTAGAGGAAGGTAGCGAATACGCCGAATACGATGCGGATGGCGACGGTGTTGTTACCGACGAAGAGTTAAACACCAGTAAAGAACTGCAAGAGCTACAGCTACAACATGAACGTGCTGATGCACAAAGGGCTATGTCATGGTTTGCCTTGTGGGGCATGTTGCTCTACCCCAGCTTGGTTGTGGCATCGGAGCTTTTCGGGCTGGTGCAAGCAGCAACGATTCTAGGTGATATGGCAGCGGTCTACTTTGTATCTGTCGCGGGTATACTGGCAGCGTTCTTTGGCGCACAAGCATGGTCGAATAGGAAATAGCATGTGGCAGGTAGCGGGTGTTCTGGGCGTGGCCTTGGTTCTTACGGGCGGGGCTTTCAAGATGTATGCGGACAAGACTGAGGCTGAGAAAGAGGCAATGGCTACCAAGCTTCGCGTTGCCGCCGAAAACGAATTAGTCCTAGAAAACAGCATATCCAACTTGAACAACCAACTCACTGAGGCGGAAGAGCGCCAGCAGCGTATATTGGATCGAGTCAACGAGCTTCAGGCTGCTAACGCACAGGCTCAGCAAGAGGTGGAGTCGATTAGAAAAAAGTTCGCAAAGCACGATATGAATGTGCTGTCGCTACGCAAACCGGGTCTGATTGAAAACATCATCAACCGTGGCACTAAGGGGGTTTTAAGTGATCTGGAAACTATTACCGATCCTGCTTCTTAGTGGTTGTGGACTGCTAGGTCGAGAGCCATACATCCCTGAAACCAAGCCTGTCGAGGTTGTCACGGTCATCAAGCCAGCAGCCGTCTACCACCCTGCACTGCCAAACGCCATATCCACACTGCCTGTCGAATGGAAGGTTCTTACGCCTCAGACGATGCAGGAATATCTTGATGATCTTGAAGAGGGTAACGCCCCGACGAACGCTTACTATGGCTTATCGACAAAGGGTTATGAGAACCTATCAACGAACATGGCGGAAGTTAAAAGATATATCCGCCAAGTGCTCACTATTGTACAATATTACAAAAATTTGGACGAGGAACTCGAAGATGAGAGTGACCAGCGAGGAGGGGATATCCCTGATTAAAAAGTTCGAGGGCTGCGAACTGAAAGCATATCAGTGCTCAGCTAACGTCTGGACGATTGGTTATGGTCATACCCGAGGTGTCAGTGATGGCGATTCCTGCACCCAGAAAGACGCTGATGACATGCTCGTTGATGATCTGCAAGAGTTTGAGGGTTACGTCAACGAGCTGGTTGATGCAGAGCTGACGCAAAGTCAGTTTGACGCGCTAGTGGCTTGGACATACAACCTTGGCCCAACCAACCTAAAATCCTCCACGCTACTGAAGCGTTTGAATGAAGGTGACATGGCGGACGTGCCACACCAGATCCGTAGATGGAATAAAGCTGGCGGCAAAGTATTAGACGGTTTGATCCGAAGGCGTGAAGCAGAGGCGCTTTTGTTCCAAGGGGAAGCTTGGGAAAATGTCTGAACTCTCGCTGAAAGACTTTGAGATCCTGAGCGAGCAGGATCAAAACGAAGCCTTGGCGCTTCTGTCCCGTTATGACCAAATGGAAAAGCAGGACAAGTGTCAGGGTGACTTCATTGAGTTCGTCAAGCATATGTGGCCTGAGTGTATATTGGGCCGTCATCACAAGATTATTGGCGACAAGTTCAACAAGATTGCACAAGGCAAGCTGAAGCGGTTGATCGTCTGCTTGCCTCCTCGACACTCTAAGTCTGAGTTTGCGAGTACTTACTTTCCTGCTTGGATGATGGGGCGCAAGGGTGATCTCAAGATCATTCAAACCACGCACACGGCTGAGCTGGCGGTTAGATTCGGCAGAAAAGTCAGAAATATCATCGACTCGGATGATTACTCTCAAATATTTCCAGACCTACAATTGCAGGCGGACAACAAGTCTGCTGGCCGTTGGACAACAAACCAAGAAGGTGAATCGTTCTACGCAGGTGTTGGCGGTGCTATCACGGGTCGCGGCGCTGACCTTTTGATCATTGACGATCCGCACTCAGAGCAAGACGCGCTATCGCCTACGGCAATGGAGTCGGCTTACGAGTGGTACACGTCAGGGCCACGGCAGCGTTTACAGCCGGGCGGAACGATCATCATTGTAATGACTCGATGGTCAACGAAAGACCTTGTAGGGAAGGTTCTCAAGAAGCAGGGCGACGATCACGCTGACCAGTGGGAGGTTGTCGAGTTCCCCGCCATTATGCCCGAATCTGATACTCCGCTCTGGCCTGAGTTCTGGAAGAAAGAAGAGCTTTTGTCGGTGAAAGCGTCTCTACCAATCAGCAAATGGAATGCTCAGTGGATGCAAAACCCAACCGCTGAAGCTGGCTCTATCGTGAAGCGAGAGTGGTGGCGTAAGTGGGAAAAGGACTGGGTGCCATCTTATGAATACGTCATTCAGAGCTACGACACCGCGTTTAGCAAAAAAGAGACTGCCGACTACTCGGCCATAACCACATGGGCGATATTTCAGTCGCCAGATGACAATGTTCAAGCAATTATATTGCTAGACGCCAAACGAGTCAGGTTGGATTTTCCTGAGCTGAAGCGATTGGCTTACGAAGAGTACAAGTATTGGGAGCCAGACTGCATTTTGATCGAGGCCAAAGCCAGTGGTACGCCACTGACTCAAGAGCTTCGGCGCATGGGCATCCCAGTGACGGCCTATACACCATCGAGAGGCCAAGATAAGATTGCCCGAATGAACAGCGTTGCGCCGATCTTTGAGTCGGGCATGGTTTGGGCACCAGATGAAAGCTTTGCCGATGAGGTGATTGAAGAAATGGCGAGCTTTCCGTTTGGCGATAACGACGATTACTGTGACTCGGCAACGATGGCGTTGATGCGGTTCCGTCAAGGCGGCTTTTTGAGCTTGCAAGACGATTACCCTGAAGAGGCTGAGTTTTTAAGGCGTGACAGACAGGTATATTACTAATGGCGATTGAAAAACAAGGCTTGGGCACAGAGAACGATCCTGACGTGATGCCGATGGGTAGCGCGATGGAAATCGAGCCTGAGATGACTCGCAACGATGAGATCCGCAACGCAGCCGAGATATTGGTGCGGGAAGAAGAGATACTGATTGATGACGAGATCGACGCTGTTGAGGAGCAGATAGACACCGACTTCAACGCGAACTTGGTTGATTTCATCTCAGACAGTGATTTATCCAAGCTGGCGAGCGATGTTATTGGTTCGATCAAATCAGACAAAGAAAGCCGTAGCGAGTGGGAAAAGACGTACACCGATGGTTTGAAGTATCTGGGCATGAAGTTCGATGAGTCTCGCAGCCAGCCCTTTGAAGGCTCAAGCGGCGTTATTCACCCAATCTTGGCGGAATCGGTTACGCAGTTTCAGGCGCAGGCGTACAAAGAGCTGCTACCCGCCAAGGGGCCGGTCAAGACCGAAATCGTGGGTGTACGCAGCCCAGAGGTCGAAATGCAGGCTGGTCGCGTCCAAGACTTCATGAATTATTACATCATGAACATCATGGAAGAGTACGACCCAGAGCTGGATATGCTCCTGTTCTATCTGCCGCTCGCAGGCTCGGCTTTCAAGAAAGTGTACTTCGACACTGGCACAAGCCGTGCAATGAGCAAGTTCATCGAGCCTCAAGATCTTATTGTGCCTTACGAGGCCACCGATCTGTTCAGCGCAGAGCGTGTGACGCACGTTCTCAACATGAGCCGTAACGAGATCAAAAAGCAGCAGATCAACGGGTTTTATGCCGATGTCGAGTTGAAGGGCGGTTCTATGACCGTCAGCCGAAGCGACATTGACGAGCAGATTGACGAGATCGAGGGCATGGAGCCTTCGTATCAAGAAGACCGTGATCACGTCGTTTTTGAGACGCACACCATACTTGATATACCCGGCTTTGAGGACGTAGGAGAGGATGGCGAGCCTACAGGCTTGAAGCTGCCGTACATCGTCACGATAGACGAAGGAAGCCAAAAAGTTTTGTCGATCAGACGCAACTACATCGAGACTGACCCGCGCAAGGCTAAGATCAACTTCTTCGTGCAGTATAAGTTTTTACCGGGACTCGGTTTTTATGGTCTAGGGCTAAGCCACATGATCGGTGGCATTTCCAAGTCGGCCACGTCGATTCTGCGCCAGCTCATTGATGCAGGCACTTTGGCGAACCTGCCAGCAGGCTTCAAGGCTCGCGGTATGCGTATTCGTGACGAGGACAGCCCATTACAACCGGGCGAGTTCCGCGACATCGACACCACTGGTGCTTCGTTACGCGAAAACTTGATACCGCTGCCCATCAAAGAACCTAGCAACGTGCTCATGCAGCTCTTAGGGCTGCTTGTAGAGTCTGGTAAGCGGTTTGCGTCAATAGCCGACATGAATGTCGGTGATATGAATCAAGCCATGCCAGTGGGCACTACAGTGGCTCTGCTGGAGCGTGGCACCAAGGTCATGAGCGCGATTCACAAGCGCCTGCACTACAGCCAGAAGCTGGAATTTCAGCTTCTTGCCAAAGTATTTGCCGAGTATCTGCCACCCAGCTATCCGTATGTCTCGCGCAACGGCCCACAAGAGATCATGGGTCAGGATTTTGATGGCCGAGTTGATGTCATCCCTGTATCAGATCCCAATATCTTCAGCCAATCACAGCGCATCACAATGGCTCAAGAGCTGCTAACGATGGTGCAATCTAACCCTGAGCTACACGGGCCACAGGGCATCTATGAGGCGTACAGGCGCATGTACTCGGCTCTCGGCGTTGATGATGTGGACAGCCTCATACAGCCGCCCCCACCGCCACCACAGCCAATGCCGGTTGATGCAGGCATAGAAAATAGTGGCTTCTTGATGGGGCAACCAGCGCAAGCGTTTGAGCCACAGAACCATCAGGCTCACATCGATGCTCACAGATCGTTGTTTTTGACCGACGTGGTTAAGCAGAACCCGCCGCTTCAGGGCATGGTCATTGGACACATGATGCAGCACTTGCAGTTCATGGCTGGTCAGATGGTTCAAGACCAGATACCGCCAGAGCTGAACCAACAGATGCAAGAAATGCAGGCCGCGCAACAGTCAGGACAGGTTCCCCCCCAGCAGCTTCAACAGATGCAAAGCCAGATTCAGATGCAAATCGAGCAGATATCATCGCCAGTTTTGGCTCAATTGACGCAAGAACTGCTTGAGTCGATTGGTCAGGGCGACGAGACAGATCCTCTGGTTCAGATTAGACAGCAAGAGCTTATGCTGAAAGAAAAGGCCATTGATTCTGAAAACGAGCAGTTTGAGGCCAAGCAACAACAACGTGCTGAAGAGAAGCTGTTGGAGACAGAGATTGCCAAGCAGCGCCTTGGTATCCAGAAGGAAGTTGCGGACGATAAGCTTGATGTGGCACTTCGTCGCCTAGAGCAGCAAGCGGAGCTGAAGCTCCTAGACATGCAAAACAAAAACATGGGAGGCCGATAATGGCTGATTTGATTTCATCAACAAGTTATGTGCGACAGCGAATCGAAGAGCTGCGCGAAAGCAAAAAGCTTGCTAGGCAAGTGGAAATCGCTTTGGCAGAGAAGAAAGCTGAAGATGCTGCTGAGAAGAAAAGAAAGAGCGATGCTCGGATTGCTGCAAAGTTGGCGAGAATCGCTGGCGAAGAACCGCCTGTAATTGAAGAGCCAGCGGTTGAAGCAGTGGTCGCTGAAGAGGTTCAAGAAGAGCTTGTTATCGAGGAAGAGCCTATTATCAAAAAAGCGGCTAAAAAGGCCGCTGTGAAGAAAGAAACTGAAGAAAGCGAGGAAGACTGATGAAAGATATGAGCAGAATCAAGAAGGTTGATTCACCAACCAAAAGCATCAAATCTGGCCCTACATCCCCTGAGCTGATTCGTCGCACGATGGGTGGTGAGATCAAGGTGATCAAGGCGCGTGGTGCCGGTGCTGCAACCCGTGGTTTCGATTTCCATGAGAAAGTTTAGTGGATGACATTGATCTTGGGTCGCGCTTGAAGCGAGTCATGGCTGAGCGGAAGGAATTGATCCGCGAGGTCATGATGGACGGTATGTTAAAAGATATAGAACATTATAAAAGTTTGCAAGGCGAGCTAACTGTTATAAACTTGGTCGAGGAAACCATTAAAGAGTTCTATAAGGAAATCTAAATTGACTACCCCGACCACGGAATCCGCTTACGTCGCAAGCACGGAGCGCGTTCTTGACCCCACCTTGCTTGATAAATCTGCTTTAGAGCGTATGCCAGACCCTACGGGTTGGCGCATGTTGGTGCTGCCTTACAAGGGCAAAGCTCAGTCTGATGGCGGTATTCACCTATTGAAAGAGACTGTAGACCGTGAGGCACTTGCCACGGTTGTGGCATATGTTGTAAAAATGGGGCCACTTTGCTACGGCGACACGGAAAAGTTTGGCGACACGCCTTGGTGCCAAGAAAAGCAATGGGTTCTGATCGGTCGTTACTCTGGCGCTCGATTCAAGTTAGAAGACGGTGGCGAGGTCAGGATCATCAATGATGATGAGGTTATTGGCACAATTCTTAACCCAGATGACATAGTGAGTTTCACATGATTGAGAACCAAAACGCCCAGCAAGTCGAAGAAGAGCAGGTCTCTATTGAGGTCACAGAAGACCCAGTAGAAACCACTGATTCTGGCGACGAGCTTGAGAATTACACCAAATCGGTTTCTAAGCGCATCAACAAGCTGAATGCTAAGCACCGCGAGGCAGAACAGCGAGCGCAGCAGCTTGAGCAGATTGCTTTGCAGAAAGAGGCAGAGCTTCAGCAGTACCGGCAGTATTCGGTTCAGCAGTCAAACCAAGTCTTGGCGAAAGAAGAAGAGGCTTTGGCGTCGAAGGAGTCTCAAATTGATGATGTGTATCGCAAGGCTGTCGAAAGCGGCGATGCAGACCTAATAACGAAAGCAGCAAAGCTCCAGAGCGACATATCTATTCAAAAAGAAAAGCTGCGTGTAGCCAAGGCTCGACAACAGACCGCAGTGCAAGAGCAGGCGTATGTGTCGCAAGGCAATGAGCAGTTTGTGCAGCAGGAACAATACCGGCAGGCCGAGCAAGAGGTTCAGCCTACAGAGGATGCTCTGGAGTGGCATGAACGCAATCCTTGGTATGCTAACAAAGACGATGAAGAGGACATGAAGGCAACCCAATATGCCTATTATGTCCACTACAACCTAGCCAACGAGGGCTATGATGTTGGCTCAGATGAGTATTACGAGGAGTTGGACAGCCGTGTAGGTACGGTTTATCCTCACACGAAATCCGCTAAAAGTGGATCTAAGACCGTTCAAAGTGGAAGCAGACCCGCTGTGCAAAGAGTCGCTTCCGCCTCCCAAGGAGGTCGGTCAAAAACACAAGGCAAAAAGAATGGCGTGAGCTTTTCTAAGTCAGAACTAGAGCGTCTCAGAGGTCTCAAGCCGCACAATATGTCTGAAGAGGCATGGTTGCAGCGAGTAGCCAAAGAGAAGCAAAAAATTGCAGCAAGAGAGGCAAGCTAAAATGGCGGAAACAAAAGCAAGCGCACGTTCATCCCGTGATTCGCAGTCACACGATAATCAGACTCGCAGAAAGCCGTGGCGACCTGTTCGCTCATTGGAGACTCCTACACCACCGCCGGGTTATACCTATCGGTGGATCAGGGAGTCGATGTTGGGACAAGAAGATCGAGCTAATGTCTCGCGTCGAATTAGGGAAGGGTGGGAACTCGTAAGAGGGACTGATCTTCCTGAAGAATGGCGTTCTTTACCGACGATGGACAATGGGCGGCACGAAGGCGTGGTTTACAACGAAGGGTTGCTATTAGCGAAGATCCCTAACGAGACGGTTGAAGAGCGGAGAGCCTATTATCAGGCTAAAAGCAAAGAAGCCACTGATGCGTTGGACAACACCATGTTCAACGAGACCCGTGGCGATAGCCGTTATGTTAAATACGATCCTCAACGCGATAGCAACGTCACATTTGGACGTAGATAGAGGTAATTACAAATGGCGAATAAAGACGCTGCATTTGGAATGAAGCCGGTCAGAATGATCGGTGGCGCACCTTATTCTGGTGGCTCAAGTCGATATCGTATTGCTGCGAACTATGGAACATCCATTTTTCAAGGCGATATGGTCGCTCAAGTCACTGGCGGTACGGTGGAAGTTCACGCTGACGGAGGCACTGTGCCTATCGTTGGCGTATTTAACGGTTGTCAGTACACCGATCCGACTTCGGGCGAGCAGGTGTTCAGCAACTACTACCCTGCAAGCACCAACGCTTCAGACATCATCGCTTTCATCATTGATGATCCGAATGTTGTTTACGAAGTGCAGGCTGATGACACATTCCCAGTCGCTGATCTTTTCGGCAACTTCGATATCGTGTACACCAGTGCTGGCAGCACACAAACTGGCATTTCGGGAGCTGAGCTGGACGTAACCACTGGTGCGACAGCAACGACCCTGCCAATCAAGGCGATTGACATTTCACAAGATCCGAACAACGACGATGTTGCTTCGGCTAACACAAACGTGCTTGTGGTCATTCAAAACTCAATCTTCGGCGTTAAAGGCGCTGGCTTAGCATAGGGAGTTAAATAATGGCTATTTCAAGAGCACAACTAGCTAAAGAGCTAGAGCCGGGTCTGAACTCGCTTTTCGGCATGAGTTACGACTCATATGACCGCGAGTATGAAGAAATCTTTGCCATCGAAGACTCACAGCGAGCCTTTGAAGAAGAGGTTTTGATCACTGGTTTCGGTGGAGCACCGACCAAAACTGAAGGCCAAGGCGTACAATTCGACAACGCTTCTGAGTCTTATACCGCTCGCTACACGCACGACACCGTTGCGTTGGCTTTCGCTTTGACCGACGAAGCCGTAGAGGACAACCTTTACGACTCACTGGGCAAGCGATATGTGAAGGCTTTGGCCCGATCTATGGCTAACACCAAGGAAGTAAAAGGCGCTGACGTATTGAACAATGCGTTTGATACCAACTTCACTGGCGGTGACGGCGTAACATTGATCAACACGGCACACCCTCTAGCGGGTGGCGGCACTGCTGCAAACCGTGCGACATCGATGGCCGACTTGAACGAAACGTCTTTGGAAGATGCGTTGATTGATATCAGCACATTCACCGATGACAAGGGTCTAACGATCTCTGTTCAAGCCACGAAGCTGGTTGTTCCACCTCAGTTGACGTTTGTTGCTGACCGCATCCTAAGCTCTACGCTTCGTAGCGGCACGGCTGACAACGACATCAACGCAATTCGCAACACGGGTGTATTGCCCGGTGGCTACACGGTCAATCACTACCTGACTGACCCTGATGCCTTCTTCCTGCTGACTAGCGTCACCGACGCTGGTGAAGGCTTGAAGATGTTCCAGCGTACTGCGATGGAAACCACGATGGAGCCAGACTTTACGACTGGCAACATCCGTTACAAGGCTCGTGAGCGTTACAGCTTCGGCTTTAGTGACTGGCGCGGCATCTACGGCTCACAAGGCGCGTAGATACCAAGCAAAAGAAAGGGGGCGTAAGCCCCCTTTTTTTGTGCCGCTTATGCGGCCTCCTCTAGTATTTCTGCCTTGGTGGGGCGTTTGAAAAACCCAAACTTGGCGTCTTTGTCTGACGCTGTGACTGTGGCGGTGAACGTGATACGGCTCTCGCGCTCCGCATCATCAAGGCTCTTGGGAGCTGAACCCCAAACCCGAAACCCTCGATCATCCTGTACTAACATCTTGAGCACGTCACCGAAATGCGATGACTGCCATTTGAACGCCAGCACGGTGCCAGTGATAACAATGCGTCCCTCTGGCGCATCCTCTCCAGCTTCATGGGCGGCGTCACGCTTTTCGCGCTCAGACTCCTGCTGCTCCTGAGCATACTTCTGCAACCTGACCAGATCACCGATCAGCTTTTCGCGGATTGCTTCACAGATGTCTTCGGGGCATTTAGAGATGGTCAGGAAGCGCATTGGCTTGCCCTGTAATCCATATCGGCCCTTGTCATTGAACTCCCTAGACTGATGAATGCAGACGATCTGACGGGTCGCCGCTGGCAACTCCTGCCACTGCGACATGAACTTGTCGGCGCGATCAACAGGCACTTTGAACTCGGTTTTACCCGTGAATCCGCCTCTGGTGATGCTTTCGCGCTCTTTTGGAAACGGTAGATACTGACCCGCGAGATATTCGCCTTCAAACTCACTGTCACCCTCGCACCAGTTCCAGACGTAGCCGTCGCAAGGCGCGTGTAACCGACCAGACTTTTCCGAGTAAACAGGCTCCAAATCCTCGTTGTACTCCGCCGCCATACGCTTGATGCGAGCGTCATAAGCCTTCACGCCGCGCTGACGCGCCAGCTCGTACTCGTCAATGCGATTTTCCAACCAGTTCCAAAAATTACCCATCACTTTCTCCTTCGGGCGGCTTACGCCGCCTTGTTTAAGTTGACTGTCTCGAAGCCGCAATTTGCGACCAAGTAAAACTGACCGTCCATTTCCAGCACGTCACCAACCGACACGCTGCTCATTTGCGCGTGTTTTTTAACTAGCTCTGGCTTTTCCCAAAGGTTTGTCAGTCGAAAAACTTCGCCCAAGTCCGTAGCATCTACCGTGGCAACATGGTTATAAGCGTGGAACCATTGAGTCAGGTCAATTTTGCCCATGCCTTTGTCTGCGAAAGCCATAGTTTTTCCTGAAGCGCCCCATCCCTCTTTGTTCAAAAGATCGATGTCTTCTTGCGTGAGGTGAAACTGGTAGATTTTTACTGTCATCATCATTCTCCGTTGTTATGGCCCTAATTATACAGATCCCGTGTCTATGTGCAACTATGTATACACACAAAAGTGCAAATAATTGAACTTTTTTTTGGCGGGTCGTTGGCATACACTGAGGATCTGAGATAAATCAAGCCCCAGCGACTGGCTCAGCAGACGTTACGAAGACTCTGGGGCGAATCCTTTCGTAAGAGGTAATACCATGTCACAGATAACAATGTCAGGCCCAGTCAGATCGCTGGGCGGCTTCATAACCGCAGGCGTAAACAGCAGCGTCAGTCTGTCCGCAGACACCACGCTGACCGTGGCTGCTCATGCTGGCAAGATCATTCTGCTGAATGACGCAGACGGCAAGTTTACTTTGCCATCAATTGTTTCCACCACCCCTACAGATCCTACGTCCCCTGATCAAGCTAATAATGTAGGCGCGTCTTTCTTTTTCTACATTGAAACCGCAGCCACTGACTTGGACATCCTTACCGATGGCACTGACAAGTTCAAAGGTGCAGCGATCGTTGCTGTCGATGACGGCGTAGAGAAAGCTTTCTTCCCAGCCGCAGCAAATGACGTGATGACTTTCAACGGCTCAACCAAAGGCGGTTTGGTCGGCAGCGTCATTCAAGTAACAGCAATTGATACAGCCAGCTACCTCGTACATAACACCTTGCTGCTTGGTTCAGGAACGATTGTTACGCCTTTCGCTGACGCTTAATCCACAAAATAGGAGATAGGCAATGGCAGATGCAGTAACAAGCCAAACCATTCAGGACGGCGAGCGCAAAGCCGTCCTCAAATTCACCAATATCAGCGATGGTACGGGTGAGACTGCTGTCACTAAGATTGACGTAAGCGCGTTGACTACGAACAGCGCAGGAAAGGCTTGCACAGAAGTAGCTGTCGCCAAGATTTGGTGGCAGTGCGTCGGCATGGGCGTTGAGTTGCTCAACGACGCCACGGCTGACACGTTGATCATTGGCCTTTCGCCTGACTCAAATGGCTTTCACGATTACTCTGATTTTTCTGGCATCCCCAATAATGCGGGTGACGGGAAGACGGGTGACGTGAAGTTCACGACGATTGGCGCAAGTAGCAGCGACACCTATACTGTGATTGTTGAAGTGTTGAAGACTTACGGCTAATGGCTGACACAAGCGACGTTAAGAGAACCAAGTCGGGCAGGCTCGTCTATAGAGGCGAGTCTTTCCCCGGCTATAACAAGCAGAAAAGAACGCCCGGCGAGAACAAGAAGTTCGCGGTTCTAGCCAAAAAAGGCGATCAAGTAAAGATTGTGCGCTACGGTGATCCGAATATGGAGATCAAGCGCGACAGTCCAGAGCGTCGGCGCAACTTTCGTGCTCGCCACAACTGCGATGCGGTTCAAAAGAAGAAGGACGTATTCGCAGCTTCTTATTGGTCGTGCAAAAATTGGTGAATTAGATGGCTGAATCCAATGATCTACAGGCTGCGCTAGACGAGTACGGAAGCTCGGCTTCGCCATACTCAGCTCTGAATCAGTATTTGATGCAGCAGCCCGTTTACGACAGAGGGCCAAGGGAAGCGCCAGCAGCGCCCACGCTGCGTACTTTGGAAGCTATTACGCCAGACACTGAAGACATGCTGGCAAGCCAGTATGAGCGGATTATGGAAGAGCAGCGAGCCTCTGATGAAGCCGCTACCGCTGCTCGTCAAGCCGAGATTGATAGTCTGCGAGACTTATTGCGTCAAGAGCTATCTACCTCAGAAGACGCTGCATTGGCGCAACGCTCTGATATTACGAAGGCGCTTGAAGGCCGTATTGCTGACATGCAAAGAGAGGTTGACGCTGAGACCCTCGATCTGCGCCAAGCCGGTTTAGATGAAAGAGCGGCTCTGGCTCGTCAAATAGAAGAAGGCGACAGACTGGTTCGTCAGGCTCAAGAGGCTGCGATTGGCGATTTGAGTGACCGACAAGGTTCTTTAGTCAGTGATCTTACAGAAAGAATTGGGTCATTAAGCACTGATTTG